CCGAGATATGTCCTTTATAGAAAGGAGTTATTGTTACTTTCGCACCGTTGATTAACTTAATTTCTTGTAGGTTCGCAGCTTGCATTGCTTCAGGTAATTCAGTTTCCTCGACTACACGCAGTAACTCTTTATTACGCTTCAGCTCTTCTTCTAAGTCACCTATTGTTTTTTGCAGCTCTTGCATCTTCAATGCAGTGTCGCTGATCTTTGCGAACTCGTTATCGAGTGTCGTTTCGTTCCATTCCTCTTGCGAGGTTGCACCTGTCAGTTCTTCGAATGACAAAGCGTTTTCTTCTTCAGACATAGACTTCTCCTAAGTCCGTTGCGTTCCCTCGGATATCGAAGGAAACGGGGTAGTAGGTCATTTCCTGTCTATCCCATTTGAGGACAGAAAACCGACCGTTGATAGATGCTGCTATAGCGCAACATAATCCGATAGCGGCGGGATCACCTATTAGTAACAAGTAATCGTCGTCGTTAAAATCTAATAGCTTCCGTTTGATCCTAGCTACTTCAGGGCCAGTAGAAAGCATGAGATTAGTTTTAGCTGGGAGTAATAACTCCAGCTCGCCGTATTTTGCGGCAGGGACAAGGTTCCTTCCAGGAACTTCTTGGACAATATAAACAGTCATTCTAAATTCTCCTTTATAGATACCTACCTTACCGCCTAGCGTTCTGGGAAGTAAAGCCGTATTACTTGTATTAGTCTATTGAGAAATAAAAATTTTTTAAAAAAATTTACAGAATCGTCTAATAGAGTAATAGATCTAATAAATCAGTATCTAAGTATCTGATGCGTAAGGAGAATCTGTAAGTGTTGAAAACAATAGAATCTATTAGAAGTATTAAAGAGGCCTCGTAGCGCAAAGAAATCATTTCTTTTCTTTTTATATATTCTTAAACTTCTATATAGAACTTAGAAAGGAACATTGTTGAAGTACGAATTTAAGACGCAACCGTTTGCGCACCAGAAAACGGCGCTTACCCGTTCGTGGAATAAAAAGTCTTACGGGCTTTTCATGGAGATGGGTACAGGTAAATCTAAAGTACTGATAGATACTATCGGTATTTTGTATGGCAAAGGAGCTATCGACTCCGCTGTTATAATCGCACCGAAAGGTGTTTTTAAAAACTGGTCTACTAAAGAAATACCTGACCACTTACCGGAGTATATTGACCGTCATGTAGCGGTATGGTCTCCTGCCCCACGGAAAGATGAAAAAGCTGCGTTGATGAAACTGTTTGATGTCAACGTAGATAAGCTCAAGATCTTTGTTATAAACGTCGAAGCTCTAAGCACTAAGAAAGGTGTTAAGTTTACTGAGAACTTTATCTTAGGACACCAAACACTGCTCGCGGTTGATGAATCTACGACGATAAAAAACCCGAAAGCAGCACGAACAAAAGCTATTGTCAAACTAGCTAAGAATACTAAATTCAAAAGATTATTAACAGGGTCGCCAATTACTAAATCTCCTCTTGATTTATATAGTCAAACAGAAGTCTTAGGGTCAGCGATGCTAGGGTATACATCGTTTTATTCTTTTCAGAACCACTTCGGAGAAGTCGTAAATCGCTATTTCGGGGGCCGTACCGTTAGACAAGTAGTGGGGTATCGGAACCTAGAGGAGCTTACTAGAAAGCTAGATACGTTCTCTTATAGAGTATTAAAAAAGGATTGCCTAGACTTACCCGATAAACTGTATATCCGTAGAGACGTTACGCTTACAGCAGAACAAAAGAAACTGTATTCTGAATTAAAAGAACTAGCGATTACTGAGCTTGAGAATAAAGAAACAATAAGTGTTACGAATATACTCACTCAGCTATTGAGGCTACATCAGATCGTATGCGGCCATGTAAAAAGCGATGACGGAACAGAGACCCCCATAGAGAGTAATAGAATCGACGAGCTATTAGAAGTTATCGGCGAAATGCAAGGCAAAGTTATTATCTGGGCGAACTATCGACAAAACATCTTAGAGATTGTAGAAACGTTACAAGGATTGTTCGGAGCTGATTCAGTAGCTAGTTACTTTGGAGATACTGGTACAGATGAACGAGAACGTGCGATTAAACAGTTCCAAGATCCTGAATCACCGTTACGGTTTTTCGTAGGTAACACACAGACAGGAGGTTACGGTATTACGCTCACTGAAGCACAAAACGTAATTTACTATTCAAACAGTTTTGATTTAGAAAAACGGTTGCAATCAGAAGACCGCGCCCACCGTATCGGACAAACTAACAAAGTAACTTATGTTGATCTCGTTGCTAAAGATACGATAGACGAAAAGATTGTAACCGCTTTGCGTAATAAACTTGACCTCGCCCAAGAAGTTTTAGGCGATGAAAAGTGGAAAAACTGGTTAAGCTGATATAGCTTCTAATTCAGCTAAAGCAGCTTCAAGAGATGCTTTTGCTTCTGCGACAGAACCTGTATTTTCTACAGCAGCTTGAGCTAAGGCACTTCCAACAACCATAGGACTTTCGTCCATTGCAGGTTCGGGGGGCATCATCTCGTTTTCACCACTTAACGCAGCTAGAAGTTCTCCCATACGATCAGCAGCAGGAGGCTCTTCAGCAGGGGGCATCGGTGCGGGAGGCATCGGCCCACCCATCATCGGATTTGTAGCTTCGTCTCTCATCTGGTCTAAACGGCTAGGCATTTCGTTAAGTGATACAGCCATAATTAATTCCTTGGTACGTTTGGTCTAAAAGCGTTTTGGAAAGGTTGAACATTAGTATCAAAATTAGTTAGATCCATGATACCGTTAGAAACTTGACCACCTTTATTAAAACCACCAGTAAACGGATTATTATATTGAGTACCAATTAGCGGGGTACTTGCTTGACCATATTCTTCTGGGGTAACAGGGGCATCATACGCACTGTAACTAGGGGTAAATGATCTTAGATAGGTGCTAAACGGATCTTGTCCAAGACCTTGTCGTTGTCCTGCAATAAGATTAGCCATCGGACTACCTCCAGGGAGGAAAGAAGCCCCTGATCTAAACTGTGAAGTAGACCCTGTTCTTGGGCCGCTTGGAACCGCCCCTCTAAAGAAAGTATCTAAATCATCTTTAGTTTGTTCTATCTGAGCATTAACCGCGTCAGCTTCGTATTGAGATTGAACATCTTGATATTTACTTTCTAATTCTCCTAGCTGATCAGTCAATCCTTTAATAACTTCATCGTAATCGTTATCAGTAGCTGCCGCTAATTGTTCAGGAGTAACGTATTGTCCTTCTTGAGGCAAATAACTTTGAAGCTGTTCAGGAGTTAAGTAATTTTGAAATAAACTTTCTAATCCTGCTAAATCTTGTCGAGTAGCAAAATCACTTAATTGTTCTTGAGTAGCTAAACCTTGAAGTTGTTCTTGAGTAGCAAATTGACTCGTATCTATATTAGGATCGAAACCTTCAAGTTGTTCAGAAATTAATTGTTGTACTCGTTCTTCTGAAAGACCTGTGGCATCAGCTATTCTTTCGACATCTTCTTCAGTAATCCCCTCATCAGGTTCAATACCGGCAATAGCTTCATCAATTAAAGCTGCAATTTCTTCTCTAGTTAAAATTCCTGCATTAAATAGTTGAGCAAACTGACTCTCATTAAATGAAAAACCACCTTGAATTAAATCTAATACATCTTGTTTAGTTATATCTCCTGCATCAATTCTTCGTTGAATTTCATCAGGAGTTAAAGTTCCCGCAGCTAATCGTTCAGCTAAAGTTTGTTCTGTAACTACATCCCCAGAGGCTATTGTTCCATCTTGTATCTGGTTATTAATTTGATTTTGAATAAGCTGTTGGAAATCTGGGGTTTCTCCAATTAAGCGATCTCTATTTCTTTCAATGAAGTTTTCTATAAATTGTTCACGGTCAATTTCTCGTTGTGCATCGACATCACCTTCATAAGGATCTCTTCGAAAATCTCCTTCTTCTTCATATAAACGTTCTGCTAATGTTCTAAGTTCTTCAATACTTGAAGAAATGCCAGCTTGAGCATTTTCTAATGCTGTATTAATAGCTGATTCAACATCTTGGAAAGAGATTCCAGGATTAGCTTTAACAATAGAAAGAACATCTTCTCTTGTTAATCCAGGATTAGCATCAACTACCCGTTGTATATCCGCTTCGGTAAGTCCTTCTGGCAAACCAGCTATAGCTTGATCTATTTGAGATTGAACGTCTGATAGTTGGATACCAGGATTTTGTTGAATTAAAGAAACAACATCTTCTCTTGTCAGCCCAGGATTAGCATCAACGATTCGTTGAACGTCTGCTTCAGTAATACCTTCTGGAAGAGTAGAAAGAGCTTGATCTATTTGAGATTGAACGTCTGATAATTGAATACCAGGGTTTTGTTCGATAATAGAAAGAACATCAGTCCTAGTTAACCCAGGATTAGCATCAACAATCTGTTGAACATCGGAAAGAGTAATCCCTTCTGGTAAATTAGCTACAGCTTGGTCTATCTGAGATTGAACGTCTGATAGTTGGATGCCAGGGTTTTGTTCGATAATAGAAAGAACATCAGCCCTAGTTAACCCAGGATTAGCATCAATGATTCGTTGGACGTCGGCTTCACTTATACCCTCTGGAAGCGCAGAAACAGCTTGATCTATTTGAGATTGAACGTCTTGTTCGGTAAGTCCTTGATCTAATCTAGTTTCTATATCAGCAAGAACCTGAGCATAGTTCGGCATATTTTGCATAGACTCTGCAATAGATGCTTGAACCTGCCGTAAGATTTTGTCGTTTATATTGTTAAAATTAAAACTTGTCGGATTAAAACCAACCCCAGACATTCCGCCTACAAACATTTTACGTGGTTTGACTTCGCCGCCGTAAGACATCTGGTCGAAGTCAGGTAACGGTGGCTCGAATACTTTAATCTTCATCGTCAAACATCCTTGAGAACAGATCGGAAACGCTTTCTACCTTTCCTTGAACACCTTTTATAGCTCTATCGAATCTATCTTCGCCTGTTTCTGATCCAATATCCACTTCGCGGGAGATAGCTAATGCTGTTAAAAATCTATAAAACTCACGACGAGATAATCTTTCTTGTCGATCTTTTAATAAAACATCTAACTTTCGAGGGTCAGCTAAAATTTCTAATACATCACTTTTTGCTCTCTCCCTATAACCCCCAAGGAATGCCGTAATTCTTCTACCTCTTTGAGTTAGAGGAGCTACAAATAAACGAACCCCGAAAGAAAGTTCTTCTAAATGATCATCTATTGTTCGATTCGCTGCTGCGCCTTGAGTCATGGGACTTCTTGAAGCTCGTTTAGAACCTCGGTCTAGTATTTGAGCAAGCATCCGTAAATTTTTAGCGTATTTTGTGCCTTCTTCTTTACCTAACAACGGGGTGAATATCCCAGCTAATTGAGAAGTTCCCCCTGACCCCTGTTTTATTCCTGCATTCACAAAATTAACGAAACCATCAACGTCAAAACCTCCTGTCTCAAACATTTCATCTGAGCCAGTGCGAGTAGTTTCGAAAGATCCTCTGAAAAAATCTCGAGTTAAAGCTGTTACATAAGGTTGTAATTCAGGATTTTGTCGAATCACCTCTCCAAACTCTCGACGAGACATTTCAGCAGCCCCTGTTAATCGGGCGCTACGACCTTGCAATAAAAAGTCTTTGATAAAGTCGGCAGGAGATTTGCCTAATTTTTTCTCTAACTCAACTAAATTTTCTGAAATTTCTGCTATTTCTTTTTCTGCTTGATCTTGGACTTCTTGAAAGTTTTTAAGTTTTAAAAATTGAGCTTCAGGGAACAGAGCTTGAAGTTGATCTTCGTTCTTTTCTATAAATTTTGCGTAGGCTTTATTCTGTTCAGCTAAAGGTAAATTTCCTAAAGTTTTTCGCATATTTTCTACGACAAGTTGTCGAAGGTTTTGCATACGAACAATAGAATCAGGAAGTTGGTAAATCTGATCTAATAACTGGGTGATCTGTCTAGGACTAGATGATAAAACAAACCCAGCTATCTCTGAGGGTTCTTTATCCACTAACTCTCGGATGAATCTACGCTCAATACTTTTATTAGCAGCAACTAAATTCTCTTGCGCTCTAATTAGTGGCCCAGCTATTTCTTGTATTTTTTCGCCTAACACTTTAGCAGTAGGAGCTTCTATTCCTTCTGCAGCTAGTTGTTTACGAGCTGTAAACGTAATTAGATCATCTATTTGAGCTTCTACAGCATCCCGTAAATCCATGGCAACTTGTCTAACACCACGGTCAGAACTTTCCATGAACAAAGTGTTTAAAGCATTTTGCATTCCTGCCAGTTGCCCGAAACTTAAATCAGCTTGTTTTAGAAACTTTCCTTGATCGTCTACAGTTACCCCTAAAAGCTGCTTCAGCACACTAACCCCGTCTCGCATCGGGATCATACTTTTAATCACATCAGACGCTTCAACTTCTCCTAGAGTTCGCATGATCGCGTCTTTATCTTCTCCAGCGTTAAAGGCTGCTCGAAAAGCTGGGATAATTTTTGTTGCTGAATCAGTTTTACGGTCGTATTTAAGACCTGATAACGCATCAATTTCTCTAGCCACTGCGTCTTTAGCAGCGTTATATGCCTCATCAGATTGAGCTAAAAACTCAGGAGTATTACGTTTAAAGACTAAACTTCCTGATTCTTGATCTCTTGTAAAAGTAGATCCAAGTTCATCAACCGTAAGCATTTGCTCAGGAGGTTGTTCAGGTAGAACTTGATCTATAGTCGCTCCTTCCTCTATATCACGAATTTTTATTTTTGCAGCTTCAGCTGCTTGTTCAGCATATTGTTTTTGCTGGGCGGCTAAAAACTCTCTAAAATCAGTGTAAGAGATAGCTTGTAACTCAGGAACATTTTCCGTTAGTTCTGTCCAAAAATTAAAAGCAGCATTAGAATTATTTTGAATAATATCTTCGTAGGCTTGTCTACCTTTAGAAGTAGGGGAAGTTTGAGCAAAAAGCTCTAGTTCTAATGCTTTTAGAAAATTATCTTGGGTTAGCTCTCCTGCTGTTGGGGTGTATTCTTTAACACTCTCCCCTACAGCAATGGCTGCTTCTCGTGTTCTTTCCGCTAATTCTTCGGAAGTAAATTCTTCGGAAGTTCCTTTCGTTTTAACTTTATCAATTTTAGCTCGTAGGCGAGTAAAAATTTCTTCAGGAATAGCAGACCCAGTTACAGATTGCCAAACTCGACCAAGAACAGCTAATGAACTTCCAATAACCGCTGCCCCAGTTCCTGCTAAAATAGTGGCTAATTGAGCATCATCAAAAGCACGTTCAATAGAAACATCGTTAATGCCTTTTGCGTTTCCATACGCTAATTGTGCAAAACGACCCATTCCTGCAGATAATCCTGCAACTCCTACAGTCGCTGCTCCGCGACCAGCTTTTCGTCTATAGGTAGCTTGTTCTCCTGCCTCACCAAGTAACTTACCGAGACCTTTCATACCGACAACCTCGGTAACGAGGGCTGCTGTTTCTTGTCCTATTCCTGTAATGAGTTCTTCCATCCCCATTTCGTAACCAAATTGAGGACGTAAAGGAACAAATCTACCGTTGGTAGTTTCATCGCGGATCGCAAGTCCCATACTAGGGTCGCGTGGATCTATATATCTAAACTCAGCGTTAGGCGATTCTTTTTCTAATAATTTTTCAGCTTCAAACGGAGTCAGATTTATGGGGAAGAAAAAAGATTTTACTCGCCAAGGAGAGTTTTCATCTACAGGATCTGAACCCTGCATAAATTTTTGATAAAAGTTTTTATCCCCTTCGTATATGACATCAGGGTCTATGCCTAACGAAACTAAACGCTGTCTTTCTTCTTCGTCTGTCATACTTTCGGTAAGAGTGCTGTAATCAGACTCTTGACCAAAACTAGACATAATATCTATTGGTAAACCTTGTTCTCTACCAATCGCTACTTGTCGTGGTTGCGTATCTAGTTGTAGAGCAGTTTGTTCTACAGGATCTAGTTTTTGATATCTCTGTAAATAACGATATGTTGCGTTAGTAATATCAGTATCTTGAGCGTCAACTAATCCAGCAGCTGTTTCGTTCCCTTCTTCAGCTTTTTGTTGTAGATATTCTGCTTCTAAAAAAGCGTTAAGACGAACAGGGTCGTTCGCAAAAATCTCTCCTAGAGTAAAATCACCAACTGTTTGAAGCGATGTAAGTTTTTTAAATGCCTCAAACTCGGGTGTTTGTAGAAAATTATCTAAAACTTGAATGTTAGGAGCTGTACTCATTTTGGTGGCCTGATGCGGATCTGTAATCGTCCAGCAGGAGTTTGTGAGCCGCGACCTGTTTGAAGAGGATCTGTTTCCCTTTCACCAACCAGATTTATCTCATCCTCAGTTATACCGTAATGAGGGAAAATCTTATTCATATATTCGTTATAAATACGCTCGCGTCCCTGCAACCTTTCTAATACAGGTCTATAACGGATGCGATTGTTTTCTTTATCGTATACAAAATCAGAAAACGCCGTTCCCCTAGAGGTTAGAGCGATTCTCTCAAAAACATTAGAAACAGCTTTATCTTTTTCTTCTTGACTTTTACTAGGATCAGCGATTGTAGCTAAATCTCCTCGACCAACACCTAAAGTACCTACTAAATAATTATTAACTCGTTGGATATTAGCTGGGTTGTGTGTTCTGCTATTATTTGCTAAATCTCTAAATTCCCTAGAATCAAAATTTTGTAAACGGTTCACAACAAAGCCAGTCAATTTTTTACCAACTAATTCAGCATTTTTATCACCAAAACCTAATTGTGCTAAGAAATTGATAACGTCTTTATCTGAAAGGGAAGTACCTGTTTGTCCATCAGCAGCAGCCGCAGCATATGCTAAACGTAACTGTCCAGCAGCAAGCATCCCTCGGTCTACAATTAACTGTTGAAAGTCATCACTATCTAAATTTAGTGCCGTAAGAGAATTATCAGCTCCTTGATCTATAGCTCGGGCTTGTACAACTTTTAAAGCAGAAACTAATCCTTGTTTAGCGGCTTCTTTTTCTGCATCAGTCGCCCCAGGAGTATTCATAACTTGACTATAGTTTTGAGAGGCGATTAACAATTTACCCATACTAACTGAAGAACCTGTTTCTTGTCCTTCGTCATAGATAATTTGTTGAACTGTTCGTCCTGAATTACCTATAATGTTATACGCAGCATTAATTTCTTTCCGTAATTTATCTAAAAACCCAGGAGCAGCTCCTACATCAGTCAATAATCTATCATCGTTTTCTGCTCTCATCGCAATCGGAATAATCTGAGAAGCTATTCCTGCTACTTCGAAAGTAGCTACCTCACGATCTAAACGGCCCTCAAATGTTTTAAATACTTGCGGATCGCCTTTTTCGCGAGCATCTAAATCAGCTAATTCTTGGTCATAAGGAACCCAGTTATCTCCGAATTCTTCTTTTAACGAAGCTGTTGTAGTAAATTCATTAGTGCCCCTACGATTACGAGGATCTTGAAGTGAAACACGGCTAGTGCGCCCTTGTGGGGTTTGTATATATTCGATAGTTCCGTAAGCAATTTGACCACTATTCGTATCGAACAGTTTTACGTCTTTAGGTTTTCCAGGATCGTTATCGTCTAAAGTAAGTTCTTCACGAACAAAGTATTGACCTCTAGGGACAGGAACTTCGTTTCCGTCTTCTCCATAAACAAAGTCAACAGCGGGATTTCCTTGACTCATTACATAACGAGTAGTTTTATCTGGGGAGATTAATACTTGTCGTTTTACAGGAGCAAAACTGCCATCGTTTTGTAATACTGCGCTATAAGAAATTTTACTATCAAAATCTCCTACGTCAGCTTTTAATTCACCACGTTTCGTTTCTCGTGCTAGATAGGCTTTTAGACGTTGCTCATCTAAAGCGCCCTCTAATTTTTTACCCGCTTGTGCTGCAGAAATAAACGCAGCTACTGAACCGTCGTCATCATCCCCTAATGCTAAGGCAGGAGCGAAAGACAATAACTCAGTTAAACCTTTCCCCAGTAATGTTTTTTGTTGAGGAAGAGGCAATGATTTTAAAGAAGCATCAACCTGTTTACTGCGTTTTTCTCTTTCTTGCATATACGGGCTTGGCCCGAGCATAACTCCTAAGTCAGGATCTTTAACAGTTCCAAATTTTTCCTCGCGTTCAGCTTTAGGCTCAAATAAAAGATTTTCTAATCCTGGTATTTTTGCTAGACCAGCGATACCCGCTTCAGCAAGAAACGGAGAAGCAGCTCCTAGCAAGGCTCCTGTTATTTGCTTTCTCGGTTCTTTAGTATCTCTACGAAGCTGTGGCGTAGGTGCAAACTGTCCTGAACGAATAGGATTAACTTTAGGCGCAGCAACTAAATCCGCGATTCCTCCACCACCGATATTAAATCCGAAGTTTTTAGCCATGTTACGCTCCTAACTTACGAGAAGCCCTTGGAAAACGAGACGAGATTCCTCCCCCCATATTTTTCTTAGCAGGAGTAAAACCCATTTTACGCACGACTTCGGGAGCTTTCTTAGCTAAAGCTACAAGACCTTTATTACCTTCAGGAATGGGGCGACCACCTTCTTTCATACCGTAACCAGCATAAGTTGAATAAGTAGGAGCACCACTAAACGGTGTTTGTTGAGCAGTGCCAGAATAACCCGTACCACCTGCTAACGGCCCAGCCCCAGTTAAGAAGTTTGCAAAACCAGACATAAGTTGGTTTGGCAAATTATATTGACCTACAAAGTTTTGATAATTTAAATCTAGTAGAGCTTGGTTTCTAGCACGGTTCATCGCACCTGTTTGCATTAGAGAACTTACGTCTCCTGCTTGTAACTGTGGTCTCAACTGGGCTTGTTGTGACATCGCTTGAGCACCTTGTTGTTGACCAGCTGCTAATTGACCTGCTAATCCACTTAGTTGTTGACCAGCACCAGTACCCATACCAAATAATTGTTGACCAGCACCAGTACCCATACCGTAAATTTGTTGACCAGCTTGACCTAACGTGGCCGCAGTGGCTTGTTTAGCTGCTTGCCCAGCTTGGGCTGCTGCTAATTGTTGAGCTGCAGATTGACCAGCTAATGCTGCTTGTTGTGCCCCAGCACCAGTGCCGATATTAAATCGTTGTTGCGCAAGATTAGATAACGCAGTTCCCGCACCTGTTTCAAACCCTGCTCGTTGAGCACCTAAATTAGCAATAGTAGAAGCTAATCTTTCTAACCCAGAACCTTTTTGAGTACCTAATGCTGCTATTTCGCTGGCAGCCCCTCGTTGAGCAGCCCCTCGTTGAGCACCTAACCCAGCTAAAGTTTGAGCTAATTGTGATTCAGCTCCTGCCCGTTGTCCACCTAATCCAGCTATTTCTGCAGCAGAACCACGTCTAGCTGCTCCTCTTTGTGCTCCTAGTCCAGCTAAAGTTTGAGCTAATTGTGATTCAGCTCCTGCCCGTTGTCCACCTAATCCAGCTATTTGACTTGCAGCACCTGTAATTGTTCCTGCTTCTTGTCCACCTAATTGAGAAAGCATTGAAGCTAACCCTGTTTGTGTTGCTGCTCTTTGTGAACCAAGTCCTGCTATTGTACCAGCAGCCCCTGCTTCAGCAGCGCGTTGTCTACCGGCTTCGCTCATCGCAGCACCTCTAGCAGATTCGAAACCACCAGCACGTATTCCTGCTAACGCTTCAGCTAATCCACGTTCTGCTGCTATTTGTGCTTCTTGTGTTCCTAAACGAGAACGTGATCCTCCAAAAGCCCCAGAACTTATTTCTGTAGCTGCACGAGCTATATCGCTTTGTGCTTGAGCTTTTCGTAAATCTTTTATTGTTTGTTGTACAACTTGATCTTCAAAAGGATTCACATATCGGTCTATATCTCCGACATCAAACCCTGCTGTGCTAGCACGTGCTAATTGAGAAGCTTCGTCTATAAACGGGTCTTGTGTGCCTGCAACCCCTCTAGCTATTTGTGCAGCTTCCCCAGTTCTACCTAATAATGCGTCGACCCCTGTTCGCGTACCAGCTAAAGCTTCCTCAATAAATGGACTTTGTAAATCTCTAGCACGTTGTGCAGCTGCCTCTGCAGCAGCGGCCCCTGCTAATTCTTCTCTTTGTCCAGCACGAACACCGCTTAACGCTTCGCTAATAAACGGAGATTGTAAATCTCTAGCACGTTGTGCAGCTGTTTTTGCATCTGCAACACTAGTTAACTCAGAAGCTCTACCAGTGCGCACCCCTGTTAACGCTTCATCTAAAAACGGATCAGTTCTAGTTTGAGCTTCTCTGGCTAAACGTTCTGCTTCAGTCGCTGCATCTAAACCTCGAGCGCGAGCTTGAGTAAAAAACGGTGAAGCTTGATCTAAACCAGTACGACCTTGTTCAACACCTGTTAATATATCTGCAAGTCCTGATTGATATCCTGTTTCACCACGACCACGAACCCCAGCTAAAGCATTAATAAGTCCTTGTTCGGCTTCACTAGCTTTATCAACCCCAGCTCCAAGAAACTCAGTTCCTTGACCAATACCTAGTTTTGTATAATCTTCGCCTTGTTGTAACGCACGAAGAAGTTGAGATTTCGCTTCTGAAGTTCCCCCAGCTAATGTAGCTAAGGCTTCCTCTGTCAATCCAGCACTACGCGCTAAAAAAGGAGCAAACGACCCTATACCTTGGTCAGCAAGTTGCATAGCGAGTTCTTCTCTAGGAGAAAACCCTGCAATCCGTTGACCTGTATAAGTAAACGGAGAAGTATCCGCGCCACCTAGTTGTTCGAGTTGGCTACGATAATATGCTTCAACACTCGGTAATAATCCTAATCGGCCCCCTCGTCCTGTTAATAAATTATAGACAAGTTCATCGGGAGCCTGATAACTAAATGCAGTTTCGTTAGCCATAACTATTTACCGAAATTAATTTTATCGAGGGTTGCGATTCCTTTATCAAAATCACCTCCCCCTACTTTCTTAACTGCCTCGTGAGACATAACGTATTCTTTATCACTCGCCCAGATAGGTACGAGATCCTCCTTTGGGCCTCCTGGCCCGTCTACTTCGCCGCCTTCTAAAAAGAGTTTACGGCCTAATACAGAGCCTTCAGGCGGTTTTCCTCCCCCCGACATACCAATACGAGGAGTTGAGACTCGAGAAGGTTGGAAACGAGGTCTAGGAGCGGAAACTACTCTTTCTGTTTCGTCTTCTCCTATTGCTTCTTTTGCTAAAATGCTACCGATAGTTCCTGCGCTTTCGCCTAATTGTTTAGCAACTAAAGGATTTTCTTCTAAATACTTTTTAAATTTATCTAATCGTGTTTCATCTGTATTAGCAATAGGAGAATTGATAGCTTGGTCTATTTGTGTGGGATCTGCTTCCATAAGACTACGAGGAGTAGTCGGAACCGTAGACTCTGGTATAGAAATCCCCGAAGGTATTGAAGTTTCTGCGGCAGCTTCTGTTGCTTCTGCGGCAGCTTCTGCAGCAGTTTCTGCTCCCGCTGTAAAAAAGTCTTTTGCGTTTTTCCCTAGTTCAGCTAACAGTTCTGCAAGACCACCTAAAAACGCCTCTTTTGATTCTTGTTGTAAAGGCGCGTCTACTTTTTTACGGTACTGGTCATTTATCGCTTCTACTAGTTGGCTTCCCCCAAGATTACCGATACCTGTATTAGCACCGTATGTAGCGTATTTATTAAGAATATCTGTAGTAATATCAGACGGAAGACCAATCTCTTGGTTTTGTTCTACCATCTTACGAGCATTAGATTCAGGGTTCGCCATAGCACGAACTAAAGAAGTAGTTTGTTCGTCGTCGAATATCCTGGTCATGAACTTTTCTTCTTGGCAGGTTTCTTTTTAGCTGTAGATTTTTTAGCTTTACCGCCCTTCATAATATCTTTATCAACAGTAGCTGCTTTACCACCAGTAAGAACAGAATTTACCCGAGCCATTGCCCACTGATGTTGTGAAGCTCCTGGGCGATGTCCTGTTTTATACGCAGCTAGACCTCGTTTATAAACACGGGCTAGTTGCCCAGCAGTAACTTTTTTACCTTTTTTACGAGCAGCTTCAGCTTTGTTAGACAAAGCCTTTTTAGTTTTTGCTGAAAGACTCATGATTTTGTACCAAACCTCTCTCTAAAGCGCCGTGTATATTTAGACTCTATAGTCTTCCTACGCTTACCTTTTTTCTTATCTGTAGAAAATTTGTAAGCAGAAGGGTCACTTAGAGACTTCTTCTTGTTTCTAGCTATTTCTTTCTTACGTTTTGCTTTTTCTTTCGAAGAAAGACCAGCTAAATACTTTGCAGGAACTTTAGGTTGTTTCTTAGTCTTTTTCATGACTATAACGACACCACTACGTTACCATTGGTAGCAACACTAACCGTCCCGATACTCCCTGTTGCGCTAACACCAGAGGTGCTTGGCGTTGAGATATTCTGCCAAGAATTACCTAAATATACTTGAAGAACGTTCTCTGTAGTATTCCAAATAACATCGCCTTTTTCAAAACTTAACGTATCACGTTCCGCTGATGTGTACTGTGGAGTGCGGTCAGGGTCAAAATTACCAACGTTTAGTTCTAATAGACGCATAGCTCTATTAAACGTGGGTGCCTCTACTGTAGAGGTAACTGCTTGAGGTAATCTTCCTGCTAATATCTTTCCCATCAACGCCTACCGTTAGGCTGAATATCTAGCCTTGTTGCGCCAATCCTAAAACCAACACCTAATCTATCTACAGTTTCTGCATCATCATCAGATTCGAAACGCACTGCTGCTTGTCGGCCCCTAGCTCTTGTATCTACTTTGGTTGTTGTAGCAGTAAACGAACTTGTTTGATCGGTAGTTAAAGAATCTCCTGGAAAATTACGAGCTTTTAAAACCAAATTAATTTTTTGTGTTCCAGAAGAATTACCTGTGAATTTAACATCTGGAATAAAACGCCTAACGAACTGAAACTGTTCTCCGTCTCCGATATCGAAATCAGCGCTTTCAATAAAAACATTATCCATAGGAGAACCGTCGTTATCGAACCCTGTTTCGTGTGAATACAGATAAGCAGTACCATTGTCTTTTCCTGCTGCTCTTGGAAAAGCTACCAAACCCTCATCTAACCAAGCTGTTCTGGAAAGTTCTCCAATCGCCCATGTATTTTCAACGTAGTTATAAGTTACATACCTATCTATAACGGTGTTTTCACCTGAGCAGTAAAACCAACCTACTTCATCGAACTGTTTATTAACGAACCCAAATACTTGGAACGCTTGCCCTTCGTTAAGGTTATCAAAAACAAAAGCATGAACAGAACACGGAACAGGTTGGATAGTCCCGTTATAAACGTAAAAGCCTTTTTTATCCATCCAGAAAATACCATTAGGAGTATTTACTGCGGCGTTAGGCCCAATAAGACTGACGCCTTCGTTTAGTAAAACAAGTCCGAAAGTATTTGGTGGCCCAATAAACTGTAGACTATAAAGAGCAACGTCAGTCCAGATTAAAGTTTCTTGTCTCGCTCTAACTCCACCGATTATTTCTGAACCAGCAGAACAACGTAATGAACCAGCAGTATTAGTAGCGAGTGGTTCCCATTCGGTAGCGTTTTCTTGATCGGAAAAAGCAACTAACAACGGGTCGATGCTACCGCTTCGTGAGCCACCACTTATCGGGTCTGCTCCTAAAACAATAACGTGTCTATCAATATCAGAAACTAAAACTTGTAATCCTTTAGTTGGAGCTTTATTAGCTCCTGCTAAAGAAGATAAAGCAACGGCTCGAGTATTTAATCCGCTAGTTTTATCCCAGTAATAAATACTTCCTGCACGAGGATTAGAAATTAAATCTTCACCAAAATTATCCATTGACCATAGGCGTAACTGGTTAGCATCACCTAATGATGTTGTAGATCCCCATGTACCAGATCCCCATGTACCAACACCCCAACCTGTACCATCAACAAAAACATCTAACCCAGAATTAATTTGATAAGTTCCGACGACACTACTGCCCCCGTTACCAGTATCACCACTGTTTGCAGTAACTTCTGTTCCGCTAGTATCTTTAGCAACGATAGTAAATGTATTCGCAGTCGGTACAGATACAACTTGGTATTCTTGATTTAATACTGCTGCAGTCACGTTACCGCCTAAACTAGCTGCACCAGAAAAAGTAACGAAATCACCGTTTACCGCGCCGTGTCCGGTGTCTGTTACGGTAATCGTGCTAGAACCGTTAGTTGCAGCGAAGGTAACATCTCCCGCACTAGTTGTTTCGCGTATCGGTGTTATATCGTTATAGCTTGTACCTTCTTGTATATACAGTTTAAACCTCGTACCAAGACCAAGAAGTTTTGTACCATCGAGGTCTACCCAGCCGTGTAGTTTTCTACCTGTTCCTTCATAAGAAGTTTGTATATATTTTTCCCAGCCGCCTATCTTTTCTGGTAATCCTTTACGAAACCGAACTAGATTAGCGTCGAACCATCCTCCTTCTGCAGAGTAATCAGTCCCTTCTTTATTAATCCCAGGATTAAATATATATTTTTGGAGCGGCATTACTGATGCTCTCCTGTGCGAATAATCTCAGTTACTTCGATAGCTCGGTTGCCAACTTGGGTAGCCCATCGACTGTCCATAAACTCGTCGGCTGCAATATCAAATTGTTCACGAGACATAGCTTCTAGTGCTTTAACAAAACCACGAAGTCGTGTAAGACCAAGATTAAAACAAATATCAATCATCGCATCTTGTCGGGCTTCATTAAGTGCACGGAACCAAAAATAAGTATCTTCAAGTTCTTCCCGTACACGTTTGATATCATTAGCTAAAAGATACTCAATCTCATCATCAGATAATCCAAGCCCACCGTTTTCGTCTATGTTGCGCCCAACGCCTACAGTGATCATATTTTCTGAACACTTGTATGCATGACTACGCACACCTTCGTGACGTTTTAACATTCCTATTAGTTCAATACCCATTATTTCTCCCGACTTACGCCTTGGACTTTTTCGTATGATCTCATAGCCCCGAGACCAAGCATCCCCATCATAACGGGTACTAACAGAGTAGTATCTATTTCTGGTACCTCTACCCATATACCGAGGATATTAGAAAGGATAGTGTTATAAAAAAGCCCCAGCGCACATACCCATCCGATACAAGGTCGCCAACCTGCAACAAACAAAGACTTGGAAGCAGCCTCAACTTTGTTGACCTCTAGCTGGCCTTTAGCAAGTTCTTGAGCATGACGCTCTGCAAGAGTGCTTAACTCGAAAGCGATACGATTCTTTTCGTCTTTGTCTTCAATGACCTTGTCGAGTAAGGCAGTAGCTGGGCCTATAAGTGAACTAAGTAAACTCATCGTCCTCGTGCCATATACGCTGTAGCGCCAAAGTATAGCCCTACAATACTAGCTTGACTCAAAAA